CAAATAGTTGTGCCTCCGCTTTTCTGCGCCTTGTTAATCCTGCAACAACCTTGCCCCCCGCTTTGTCCCATCTAACGATCTGCTCTGATACCTCATCTAGATCACCTGAGTTAATCACTTGAAGCATTGTGCTTGCTCTTAGGTTTCCGCACCCTAAATTAAAGCACCAAGAAACAATTGCATCCCATTGATTTCGCAATAGGTGGACATTAACCAATCGGTCAACGTGATGCTCTACCATTTCAATATCTTTAATCAGAAAGGCATCAGCTTCTTTGTTGGTGATCTTGTCGCCTTCTTGGACGTTACGAGTATGCCCATAACCAATCGTCCAGACACCACCAGAGCATTGATACGCTTCTAGCTTGCAACCTTCAAAGTCTTTAATAAATTCCTTTCCGGGTTCAGAAGTTCTCATGCCCTGCCTCTTGGATAGTTTGGCTGTCCCACGACTATTAGGGAGTTGGTCGCTTCAATCGGACAGCACAGGTCACTCTAAAAAAGAGCCGCCTTTAAACAAAAAAACCGCCAAAAGAGGCGGTATAAGATCGGGAGTCAGCCGAAAAAGTAGGGGAACGGCTAGTGTGGTAAATTGTTTCATACTTTGTGTGTACTGTCAATCTATACAGTGGTTATTTATACAGTAGTTTAGGTTGCGGACACAAAGTGCGACCTTTTGTCCGCAAATACCCCGGCAACATATTCACCTTGCCTACCTAGTTTGTGCTTACTGATAAAAGGTACGATGTCAAGGACACAAAGCACGACCTTTTGTCCGCTTGTAATGCTGACTTGTGCCGTAGTTGTTTTTACACGTAGTTGATATTGCTTGAAAGCTAGACTCTGCCTTGATTTAAGGCATATGCTTGTCGGGAACTTTTATCGGGGATTTATCGGGTGATTACTCTCTCAAGCCTTGATGAATAGCTTGGCTAATATCTGACTCCATGACGGCATACTCCGACAGCAATATGGTCAATCGGGGTTGCCAAACCTTACGTGATCGCCACTGACTTACCTCTAGAATCTTCTCTAGCTTTCGGATGCTAAGTTTCTTCTCACCCTCCCCTAGACATGAGGGACATTTAAGGTATTCGCTGTTTGATTTTATCTCCCCCACCCCACGGCACTTAGGGCATTTATTAGCCCCGATAGCTAACCGCAATGCAACTAGACCAAGAAGGTCAGGAACGCGCTTAGATTCGCCCTCTGATAGCTTAAAGCACTGCCTACGAGCCATTGAAACAGCAAGCGTGTTTAACTCTTGCCGCGAGGTGTTATCCAGTGAGAATTTAGCCAATCCAAAGAGGTAAGTATGCCTATTGCAATGTGTTAAACATGCCGCCACATCAGACGCGGTAATCTTTGCGCGTGATGATCCTCTAATTGAGTTTAAAGGTGGTGCGCTTGCGGTCAACATAGCCATCAACTCACTCATAATTATTCGCTCATCCATTGTGCAAAATTGACAATGTATGCCCCCGACCAAACCAGTACAGTCGATAAGGCAACAATTAAAAACCCTAGTAACGCTATTGGAATAGCGATCATCACTCTCAGTGCTTTAATCATCCGAATCCATCATAAAAGGGTTGCGGTTTAAGACCTCCTCTTCTGATGGCGGTATTGTTAAAACTCTTGCAGTGACTTCATCTCTTAGCAAGAGTAAGGCGTTTCTTTTAACATCGCCTTTTGCTGTTGCCACAATGTTCCAATACTTTTGAGTCAAGTCCTCCCATTCGTTATCAACGCAATCCTGATAATCTGGTTGAAAATTAATCATTTTTTTGCCTCTTTTTTGCGCTCTAACAGCGCATCAATAAATCGTTTAATCGATCTTAGGTCGCGTTCAGAGTGTTCCTTTTTAACTGAAACACTGGCTGTCGCTGTACTCATGCCCATGCTAAAGCCTTTCATCTCTTTCCCCTTCAATCCTATCTGGGTTGATAATGACGCGGCTGTCCTCGCCATAATCCTCTGATAACACAATGCAAGTCATTGACCGAGATGATCCGAACCCTGCTCCTGCATGCCAAGCATCGGGGCTTGTAAGCACGTTAAACTGCTCAAACATCATCCCCCCAATCTCCTTTGATTCTTTGTGATGAAGATGCCCAAGCCAACCAAATCTGTATTTGGTGCGACCCCACTCAACAGGTAGCCGCCTGGTTACTGTTTCATAAATACGCTGCGGGGTAATCTTATCTCCGTGATGGAGGACAATTAAGCTGTTGCCAAACTCAAGGTGAGTGAACTTTGGATAGTTATTAGGAATAATAACGCGAGGCTCGTTCTCAAAGTACATTCGCATGGCCTCGTTGAGCCATAAAGCAGGATCACTGTCATGGTTGCCGCGCACGTTTAAGCACGTTACAAATTCGTGCTTCTCTAAAAGCCGGACGACAATGCGCTTTAAAAGGTTTACTCCTTCCCTGACGGTTCTGCCGTATCGTCCATCAGTGTCAAGTGGTGTGCCGCCCGCTGTTTCACCTTTCATGTTATTGCTGTGAAAAAAATCACCCAAATTGCATAAAAGACCATGCCTAGAATTAGGGCTACGAGCCACCAAGCTATCAACGGCATCTTCAAGAAGAGCCACGCCAATGTCGGTATCATAATTATCCTCTCCTGTTTCCTTAGACCAAGATAGAGCGCCCAGATGGTGATCCCCGACCATGTAACAATTCATCAGCTTATCTAAGGTTTCCGATGGGGCATCAACAGGCTTATGTAGCCCACGTAATTCGCCTTGTAAGCCCTCTTTAAAATCATTAAGCATTGCATCAAGATCAAACTTTTCACGCTCCTGTCTAACGTACTGGCCTTGTAAGTTGCCATCACCATCAAAGCGGCTTGTTACAAACTTAGTGTTGAACCCTTCCATCGTCCGGTGGTTTACATCACGATCAGGGGCTAACCCGGCTAGTGCCGCTTTTTTATTTATGGCTTTAATGGCGGCTTTGACCGTTGATCTTGAAATGTTTAATTTGTTCGCTGCGTCTTGTTGGCTTGTGCTGTCTATAAAGACGGTCAAAATCTCTTTCTGTCGATCAGTACAAAACTCTTTTAGGTGTTCCATATCAACATCCAATTCTTTCTGAGTGAAATTTAATCTGCTTTAAAAAATCAGCTTTAATGTCTGCCACTTCGTCTCTTGTCCATTTCTTGATAGTTCTTGATAGCGCCCAAAGCTCATCCACTGCATCCTCGTCATAGGTGTCAATCATGTATTTTCGATAATCTAAAACACCCGATGTAGTCGGGTGGTGAAATTTATTGCATGAGGCGCAAGCAGGGTGACAGTTCTCAATCATTATCTTTGTTGCTAATTTTTTGCGACCAATAAAATGAGCGCCATGCATTCGATCATTCCAGAGCCTTACCACTCCGCAGGTACAGCATTTGACATAACCATTGTCATCAGCCGCCTTTAACCGCACTAACTTTTGCATTAGCTTGGCAACGTCATCGACCTCCTTTGCAATGGTCTTGGTCTTTTTTGCCATTACTTCCACCGCCCATGCTTTTGATAGGCTTTACACTTCTCGCACCACACAAACACCCGGTCAGGCTTTATGCTGTAAGCACAGCTACAATGTTTCTTAAACTTTACGTTGTATATTTTATGAATCTTTTTAAGCCAACCAAGCAGCCGAACCTTGTTTAAAACAAAAGGCCAGTAAATCTTTGTCAGATAAAATACCTTTAAGCTAATCACAACTCTATTCCCTGTAACTTAGGGTCTGTAAGTTGGTATTTATTAGCAAAAAACGCCTGAAAGTAATTCATAAACTCACTCATCTCAGGATTAGTCATCAGGGAGGTGACAGGCAACCAATCCATTAGCTCAATCTTTTTTTCATAGGTTGGGAAAGCAGGGGTAATTACTAAATTTTCTTTACCTTCCTGCTCAACCTCTTGGTATTCTGTTAGTGCAATCCAATGATCGTTAAACTTTCTATGCCTTTTCATAATGGGAACTCCCCATTTGAGCTTCGCAATACACTTGACCTGATCCATCGTGTACTCACCGCCCTGCTTTGCACGTTCTGAATACCACATGTGCGCTAGTCGGTTAATTGCGTTAGAACGCTTTTCATCAGCGTCTGTAATGGTCACTAAAATAGGTTTGTTTGTGTTTGTTTCTAGACCACGAATACGTGCCGCAAGATCATCACGCTGATAGTCGTTGACTATGCGAACCGGATAAGCAAGAAGACCAAGACTCATGGTGAAACCCTGATGCTTTTACGTAACCATTTGGCACTAATCATTTCGACATAAGTATCAAACTGGCTGTTAAAGGTATTGGGTATTCCACTGGCTTGCTTGTCAGAGGATGGGCGAACATGATGATGGTCAAATACCACGGCTTTCCCAATTCTTTTATTTAAAGCATTAGGTTTAATGCCTGACAGTGCTGAGATTTCTTTAATGGTGTATTCTTTATATTTCTTAAAACCTCTTGTTTCTTCGCCCACAAAAGTCATTATTTTTTCAATGTTGCTCTGACCTGACTGTGAATCTAATGATTTCATATCTTCATCAGTAGCAATGACCTTGCCTACTAATTTAATTCGGGCAGTTGAGCGGGAAACATTGAAAGCCTTTGCAATATGGCTTCGGCTGTATAAATGCCCAGACGTTAATTTAGGGTTATTCCCTCTGTATTCAATTAAAATGGTTCGCCTGTCATGCCCTGCACTTCCAAATGCCATACGTTTCTCCTTAACTCGCCCATGAGCGATCAGTTAAACTCTCAAGAAGTGATCTCTTTCTTATCGAATCGGATTTAGGATTTACCGCTATCCGGTTTCTCAACCACTCTGGTTTACAAGATCGCCATCCCGCATCAATTGTTTCCATGATTACCCATGCCGGTGTCTTGCCTAGTTCATCACAGCAAACTTGTACAACTCCTAAAAAACGGTCGAACATTTGTTGAGTGAGGGGGTGTTTTAAACCAATCCGGTAATCAATAAATTCTTTGTATAAGTCAATCAATGGATCACTTGGATCGAGAGTGATTTTCTTGTATATGGTTTGTTTAATTGGTTTGTTTATTGGTGTGTTTAATGCAGTGGGTGGATGATGCCTCGTATGAGGAGGTGGATTTGACCTCGCTTGAGAGGTGGATTTGACCTCTAATGCATTGGAGGTGGATTCGACCTCTAATGGTTGTCCTATAGTGTCCACTACAGTCTCAAGACGTACAGGAAACTGCATGGTGTAAGTCATATGCCCAGAGAAGCCTTTTTTAAACTTAATCAACCACCCTTTCTTAGCAAGCGATGATGTTCTTTTGCCGATCGCGGCAAGGTCTTTGATGTTGGCTCTCTCACCAATCTGCTCTCTGGTAGGCCAGACGTTTTCTGTCAGCCGTCCTCGATAAGAAAACAGCGCAAGCAATACCCTTCGCTCTTGATCCGTCAGTTCGGGATCAGTCAATGCCTCAAGGGGAGCAACCAAAATCTTGCTCATAACCTGACCTGGTGAAGATAAATTAATTTTAGCTGTCTAGTCATTAATGCAATCTCTGCTATACACTTTGTAGTTATATTATACGCGTATACGATTAATTACAATAGCAAGTTCTTAGCTAAGTATGCTTAAGGTCATAACAAGGTATTCAATTAGGGTGCTTAACAGGCAATATATGGTTCAACAGTAAATGGCTTGTGTGATAGATAGGGCAAGGCATATGCTATTCAGCATAAAAATAAACGCTTAGACACGTAGAAAAGAGTTGCTAATTACGCATAAGTAATTAATAGTAAATAAAATTAAAAAATAAAACGTAAGAAATTAAACCTAAATGGGAGTTGCATAAATGAATACTGCAATGGAAACATACTATTATGATGCTGTTTCAGCCGCTGGCTTTTTAACATCTCAAATGATTTGGTGGTCGGATATGATAGATCGGACGGAGGTAATCGTTGATGGAACATAGACTAGAAAATGAACGTCAATTTATTGAGCTTGTACAACAGTTGACACAAACTCAGCAACAGCAAGTACTGCAAAGACTTAAAGACTTGAGCGAGCCGACACAAGTTTCTGAATGTACGAAATCTCTCTTGCGCGATCTTCATCAGATAATTCCTTAATCAATCGCAGTAACTCCTTTTCCATTGCAGTATATTCTACTTTGGCGGCTGAATCAGCAATGCCTGTTTCCAACCAATTTGCGCTGACACCTAATGCCTGACTTAACTGAATCAGGTAGCTACTCTTTTTATTTTTATTTAATTCCAAGGCACTAATACGCGCTTGAGGTACGCCAGAAAGCTTCGCAAGCATCTCTTGCGTCATGCCCGCGCTCTTTCTCGCTTCCTGTACCCGGCTGCCTATTGTCAAAATAAATCCTTATTTTAGATAAACCTCACTTTAACTCTAAATACGCGTTCACGCAATAGGCTTGGGGCATACCCCCCTTCTTTAGTGCGATCAATCGCCCTGACTTTATGTACCTGTTTAAATTAATACGCGTTTACGCGTTGACTTACATATTTCATTAAGCTATTGTATACGCGTATTACAAATAACTCAGGACGCACTATGAAACCAGGCAACACTTTTTTAAACAGAATGCTCGCTGATCGCAACATGACTCAAATTCAATTATCAGCAGCGACTGGCGTAACGCAACAAACGATTAGCAAGTTACTCAGCGGTGTTCATAAAACACCATCTCGAAAGACGGCTGTTCAGCTTGCTAAGTATTTTGAGGTATCAACTGATGAAATTTACTTTGAGGGGAACAACCATGACTTATAGAGATGATCCGCAACGCGTCGATCCACCGGAGGATATTAATAATCCATACGGTATTGAGGTTGATGATAAATACAGTTACGAAAAACTTTGTGACACTTTGTCTGACCCGCTAGTGCTTTGGGAAGGTATGAGCATCGATGGTTTTACTGAACCGTATCCAAAAGCCACTGGCTTTTTTTATATTCGCCAAAACGCTATTCGGCAGTCGGATGTTGAGGAGGCTTTGATGTACGCATTTGCATCCAAGAATTATGAGTCGATTGGTCAGATAGTGGCCGATCAATTGGAAGGCTATGCAAAGCGAGTTATTGATTATAAGGAGGGATTATGAATATTTTAGAGAGTTTTAAAGTTAGCGCAGATGCATTGATTCAAGATTTAGAAAACTCTTTCAATGACGTTTTTAAGCCATCTAAAAAGATTAGTGTTAGCTCTGAGTATTTGCGAGGCCAATCTGATTACTTTAATCACAGAGGCGCTGATAAGTCATCAGCATCTGTGGAGTATTTTGAAGGATATGGCGATGCATATGCTTTGGGCGAGTGCGAATCAGCGAGGTCTTCACAATGAACGGCATCATCAAGATTCATAACAAGGAATACAAGACCGTAGCATTAAGGGTCACTGAGTTCCTTGCATCACCTACTCATAAAGATTGGTCTATTGAAACTGATCTTATAAGTGACGGCACGAATGTGGTTATGAAGTCCACTATTAGAGACGTTGATGGTCGGGTTCGTGGCACTGGCTACGCAGAAGAAGTGCGCGGCAGTACAAACATCAACAAAACTTCGGCTATGGAGAATGCGGAAACAAGCTGCATTGGAAGAGCGTTGGCTGCCGTAGGATTTGCCGGTACTGAATATGCCAGTGCTAATGAGGTGACTGATGCAATCATTCAGCAAACCGCCATGAATGCCTCTGAGGAGCTTCTTAATTACAACGCGGCAGTCCGTGAGCATATCGCAAGCATTAGCGCGATTAAGAACGCCCTTGCCGATGCAGACCTTGAAACAGCGGCAGAGGAATGGAATGCGATGACAGAAGACGAGCAACGGTCTGTTTGGAAAGCCCCTTCTAAGGGCGGCATATTTACCACGCAAGAACTAGCCACGATTAAAACCAGTGACTTTCGAGAGGCAGGAATAACTGTCTCTCATTAACTTAACCAAGGGGAACACCATGAACATTGAAATGACAACTATCACGCCTCCGATGGCATCGATAATGCTTCAAAACAACACCGAAAACCGAAAACTTGACAACCGCCATGTTCAATTTTTAGCTGACCAGATTTTGTCAGGCAAATGGCAAAACAACGGTCAAACAATTGTGATTGCAGATGATGGCACTCTTATGGATGGACAGCATCGACTCAGTGCAATCGTTAAAGCCAACAAGCCTACTCAGCTAGGTTTGTGTACTGGCGCTCCTAAATCTGCAATGTCTACAATTGATAATGGAAAGTTGCGCTCAACCACGGACATTCTGACGATGAATGGCTGTGCTAACGCTTCACTTCTTGCTTCAGGAATCAATCTTTTGCATAGGTTCGATCACAATCAACTGTTGGCGTATACCAAAAAACCGCCTAACGCAGTCGTCATGCCTACCGTTAAATCAATGCAGGATAAGGTTGATCTTAAATGGTTAGCAAAAATTGTATACAAAACATCGCTTAACACTCGGATTAAAAAGCCCGACCTTTTCTGCGTCTTTTACTTGATCGCGGTGAGATACGGTGAAGATTGTGTTGTTGAATTTTCCGACAAGATGAACAACGGTGGCGATTACTCAAAAAGCCCGACGATGGTGATGCCTCAGATTGTTGCGCGTATGCAAGCACAGGGTCGAGTACCCCACCGATCATATCATTTCACAATGCTTTTAAAGGGTTTTGACCGTTGGCTAAAGCGTGAGGAAATGAATCAATACCGCGAAACAAGCGTAATTTCTGACATTTCAAAATACTCAAAAAAATACAACACATACATTAACTGGTAAGGGGAAAGCGACATGAAAGCTACAATTTTTGACCTTGATAAAAAAGACGGAAACGGAACATACGGATTATCAGATGAGTTTAAGTCAGCTTCTAAAAATATGAATAAACTTTTGACAATATATGTTCCAGGTTTCTCCAATGAACTTTCTGAATTAATTGTTACTAAAATATTTGCCGGAGACATAAAACATTTAATGGGTACAACAGAGGAGGAATCAGCGTGAGCGAGTATGAGCAAAAAGATAATGAAGGCGCGTTGTTTAAAAACGACAAAAAAGAAACCGACAGCCATCCAGACTATAAAGGGTCAGCAATGATTGACGGCTCCGACTACTGGGTTAGCGGTTGGATTAACACAAGCAAGGCAGGGGCTAAATACATGAAGTTTAGTTACTCACCAAAGGAGCAAGTCCATAACAACGGTGTACAGCAAGTCAAAGCCGCTGTTCGTGGCATGAGCCTAGCCCAGTTAGAGGACGACATCCCTTTCTAGAACCCCTACGGCTTGGCTCACCGTACCCAACGAGCCGCTTAAAAGGAGAAAGCCATGATATACATTTGCGAAATCTGTGAGGCTTGGAAAGATGATGATTACACCCCTGCTGAGTTTTTAAAATTTGACCAGGTTGAACAGCCTGTTTGTGATAATTGTTTTATCAAACAAAGCGAGGACGAATAAATGGAATACATACTCCAGTATACATTGGGTAATCTTTTTGTAGCCGCGTTTTTAACTGCAACGATTATTGACTGCTATCAAACATCGAGAGGTGACAAATGACACAATCAGAAAGAATATTAGACCACTTGAAATCGGGTCGAACATTGACCAGATTAAACTCATGGGACGATTTAGGAATACTAGAAGCCCCTGCAAGGGTTAGTGAACTGCGAGCGATGGGGCATCCTATTGAGACTAAGCGCAGACAAGTTCTGAACCGCTATGGTGACAAGGTAACTATTGCAGAGTGGTGTTATGCTAGTTAAATTCTGGTTATCTTCACGCGAAGTTGAAGAGCTTACTTTAGCAAAGAGCCGTACCAAGCAAATGAAAGTCTTGGATTATATGGGATATTCTTATAGGATAAGACCAGACGGCTCTTTTGTTGTACCTGTTGAGCAATTTCAAGAACCACAAAAAAAATCATACACTATGGATTTTGCAGCACTTGGCTAGGGTTTTAAAACAAAATAAAAAATACCCTTCTGGTTGGAGGATGAGAAGGCGTTTTGAGTCTGGTTTATTTTATATCTACTTTAAACCACCACCATCCGCGAAGCACTTGTGGGATAACAAAACAGAAATTAAATTAGGCTCTGGCAAAACGCTACAAATTGCAGAGAAAAAAGCCTTTGAGTTTTGGGCATCAAAAATAACCACCTCTGAAAAGCCTTACACGCTAGGCGCATTATTTACACGCTATCAAACGCAAGTCATACCTAACAAAGCAAAACAAACTCAAAAAAGCAATCTGCAATCAATGACGCGTTTAAGGTCAGTCTTTGATTCAGATCAGCCGGTAATAGACTTTAAAACACATCAGGTATTTCAATACAGAGATTATGTCCATCACAATTTAAGCCCTAAACGTGCAAACCTTGATCTTGAGGTTTTGTCGCATATGTTTTCTAAAGCAATAGAATGGGGGTGCGAAATACAGCATCCGTCTAAATCTATTGTTGGCAAGATTCCTATTGATGATCGTGATAGATATGTTACTGATGATGAATTAGCTTGCTTGCTAGAGGCTTGTAATGCGCTTTTAAAGGTTTATATTCCTTTAAAGATGGCAACAGGTAAAGACAAGTCAATGCTGCTTAAAATTAAATTAAGCGACATTACAGAGAAAGGGTTAAGTTTCCCAAAAAGAGAAAAGACGAAAGGCAAAAAGGGAGGGAAGGCATCGTTTCTGCCTTTTGAATATGAGGGTCAATCAACCGGGTTAAAAGAGATTATTGATAAGATTATGATCTGGAGAACCAGGTGGCTAAAAGTGCAATGCTTTTATTTGTTTGCAAGCTCAACTGGTCAGCCGTTAGTTAATAGCAATGGAGAGACAAGTAACTTCGACAGTCAGTGGCAGAGAGCGATGGCAAAAGCTATAAAAGAAACTGATTTAACAGAGCGATTTCAAGAGCGTGACCTTCGAGCAAAGACTGCATCAGACGTTGAGTCAGCCGAACACGCTGCCAAACTATTACAGCATCACAGTACCGCAACAACGAACCGCGTTTACCGTAGAAAGCCTGAGATTGTCATTCCATTTCAGCGTTTAAATTCACCCACCATTTAAAACGAAACGCCCATACTGCGGCCTAAAAAGGCTATTCATTGTCGTATGATAGTGGGTGATTATTTTAGCAAGTTATTGATTTATATAAGGTTAATCGGCTATTGGCAGGTGGCTTCGAACCACTTGGTCGGGGGTTCGAATCCCTCCGGGTGCACCATTATCACTGGGCTGTAGCGATTTGGCTAAATGCAATTCACCCACCATTTTGCGATTCACCCACTAAAATGCTTTATTTACCAACCCCTTTGATGCGTTCTGCGCTACGCATTGAGCCAAGCCCTAACAGTCCTCCAAGGATAGGCATCAGTGTCCCCCCATTGGCTTGCGGTATGTCTATTCCAAACCCTGCGGCCATAGGGGAGACTAAGTAATTGACTCCAAGGGCGAGGACGCAGACCCATCCGGTAGCGGGTCGCCAAGAACTTTGAAACCAGTTTCCTTTAGCTTCTGCGGTGTTGAGTTTAATCTGAGCAACTGCGAGTTCCTGCGCGTATGATTCTGAAAGCGTTTGGAGCTTATAAGTAATCTTTTGCTTCTCTGTTGCATCGGGTATCCATTTATCAAGTAGGGAAGTGACCGGGGCTATTAACTGCTCTAGCATGTTTTAAAATCTCTCTATGACTAATATTGTAAAAGTGGCTATCAATAAAATAATTGCAAGGACAAGCCCCGCAATGACATTGGGGTCTTTAAAATCTTCGCTCATATCTATCTCTTAAAGATTA